GATTCTGGCCTGTGTTGAGCGGGGTCAGGTTGGTTCTACTTACTGCGTCGGCACGCGTTGCGAGAAGTGCAATGTGGATCTGGTTTACGACATCTTCAGTATTTTTAGGTCGTCCGGTGTGGACTGTAGTACTAGACGGATGTATATAGATTACATAAAGGATCGTCCTGGGCACGATTTTAGGTATTCGATTGACCCCACGAAGATCGAGACAGAACTGAACTGGAAACCGCGTTTCGAGTACAACGACGCCTTACGCGAAACCGTGGCTTGGTATATCGAGCAGTACAACAATGGCTGATCAACGCTGCGGAATTATTTTGGCGGGCGGCAACGGCACGCGTTTAGCACCTTTAACTAAGGTTGTTTCGAAACAACTGCTGCCCATTTATGACAAGCCCATGATTTACTACCCGTTAAGCACGTTGATGTGCGCGGGTGTTCAAGATGTTTTGATTATTACGAAGCCAAAAGATGCTGGATTATTTAAAAAATTATTAGGTGATGGTGGGGAGTGGGGTATCTCTATTCGGTATGCCGAACAACCTAAGGCTGATGGTATTGCTCAAGCTTTCTTGATTGCCGAATCGTTTATCGCTGGACGTGGCTCGGCATTGGTTTTGGGCGATAACCTGTTTCACGGCCCTCTTGATTCGTGTTTTGCTCAGGCGCAAGCGCGAACCTCGGGTGCCACAGTCTTTGGGTATAAGGTCAAGGATCCTAACCGATATGGTGTTGTCGAGTTTGATTCTGAAAAACGCGTTAAGTGTATCGTCGAGAAACCAAAAGTTGCGCCGAGTAACTACGCGGTGACTGGGCTATATTTCTATGATGATACAGTGTGTGAGCGCGTTAAGAGTATATCTAAGTCAGACAGGGGCGAATACGAGATTACGGATCTAAATAATCTGTATTGTGCTGACAATGAGTTATATGTTGAGCTTTTAGAGGATGGTCACGTATGGTTAGATACAGGTACACATGACTCGCTGCACGAAGCGTCGTCTTTTGTTCAAACGATGCAACATCGTCGGCAAACTCCGATTGGTTGCCCGTATACCGCTGCGGCGCAGAAGGGTTGGATCAACCGTGGTTGATCTGCACGTTTGACGTTTTTGGCACGGCAACAAACATATTGTTAAAGGGGCGGATCTCTGCAATTTGATAATCCATTGTCCCGAGGAATCCAAACAGTTGTTCTTTCTCTTGGGCGTACCAATCGTCCGTGTTGGCCTCAAAAATGATCGGCGGAAAGTTGCAGCGGGCTAAGGTATAGCGGGCACCACGCAGCGCATTGAGTTCATTACCTTCAATATCGAGTTTGATCAAACCGACATCGGTAAAGTGGTAGTGGTCAATCGTAGTTGTCTCAACTCGTTCTTTACTTAAGACAGGCTGAGAGGGTTGCGTCATGCGGATGGTCGAACCGCCGCCATCTTCAGACACCACGTTGAGGTCTGTTTTTTGGTTTGCACCGGCTGGATCGGTGACGGCTTTGTTGTACGGGGTGACGTTGGTTTTTTCGTTGATGAACAGGTTTCCGCACAGTTGAAAGAAGGTACGGCGTTGTGCTTCGAACGCGTGGACTTCTGCAAATTCATCTGCGAGCAGGACTGAATATGCGCCCATGTGTGCGCCACAATCGATAAATTTTTTAGATTTATTGCCGAACTGTTTGGCCGCCCACTGGATGATGGTGAGTTCGGGCACACCAACTTGGTGCATTTGACAACGACCGGAATCGTCGTCGTGCATCAGGAATGCCAACTCGGGAGTCGGAACGATAAGTCGTTTCTCCGGACCCCAGAAATAAGTAGTCACGTAGTGAGTAGGCGTTATAGTGGCACTATATTAACGCTGCCCACGGGTTATGCTGCCTACCGTTCGCCACTTTCTCGACGGCTGCAACGCTGAGACAGACATCAACGAACACCTACCCACGTTGTTTCGGTACGCGAGTAAGTGCGATACAGTTATTGAATTTGGTGTGCGCTACGGACACAGCAGCCGCGCATTGATCGCAGCTCGACCCAAGAGTCTGGTGAGCTACGATACGACCATTGAGCCTGAAGCTGAGGCTTTATTTGCCGCCGGTCGCGAGGAAAAGATTGACTGCAAGCTAGTTGAGCAGAGTTCGTTTGACGCTGAATTTGACTCAGTAGACTTTTTGTTTATTGACTCGGATCATTCGTATGCGTGTTTGAGTAAAGAACTGCGGCTCCACGCTCACAAAGTTAAAAAGTACATCGCGTTTCATGACACTGTGAGCTACGGGCATGAACTGGTGCCTGCGATTCAGGAATATTTAGAAACTTATCCTGAGTGGAAACCGTTAGAGATTTACGAGAACAACAACGGTTTCATTGTTCTGCGCCGCGTGGCTTGAACCGATGGAATCGATACCAGTTTTAGGCACCGCAGTCGTTAACGCGCCCCATTGGGTGTATAGGCTGTTCTATAGTATTGATTACCCTGTTGATACTTTTGTAGTCTTCAATAACAACGGGCGCAACCAGCTCACAGAGCAGCTTGATCTACTTACAAAAGTACCACACAAGTATGTAAAACGCGTGGTTGTCACGCACATGCCTTCCAATATTGGATGCTCGGGGGCATGGAACCTGATTATCAAGTCGTTCATGATGGCTCCGTATTGGATCATCACAAACCACGACCTGATGTATACGCCGGGCTTCTTAGCGAAAGCTGTGGAGCACGCTCAGGATGCGGAAACAGGTATCGTCCATGGGGAGAATGGGAGCTGGGATTTCTTCCTTTTAAAAGATTGGGTTGTGCAGAATTTTGGGTTATTTGACGAGAACCTGTATCCGGCTTATTGCGAGGATATGGATTACGGGATGCGTTTTAAGCACCGCGAATTAAAGCGCTGTATGTCCGTTGGTTTGCCTTATTACCACGGTGAAACCAGCGGCGATTATCAAGATGGGTCTCAAACGTGGCGCAGTGAGCCTGAGCTAGCTGCGGGTATTCATTACGCGCATGAGGTCAATAAGGATTACCTTCACGCCAAATGGAATCCCGCGTGGCAAGCGCATGTTGAGGGAGAGGTTTACAAGACTCCGTTTAACAACCCGTCCATCCCGCTGGATTTCACAACCTATGACCTCCACTTTGTAAGGAGTAAAAATTTAGGTTTTTAGGAATTTGTGAAGGATAGTTAATAGAGGATTATGATTGTTGGTATCGAATCAATATGCTGTTATAGGAGATGCCTTTTTATTCGTCCTATCCGAGCTGCGGTCGATTGATTAATCGTCTGAAGGATCTCCTCGATTCCCGTGGTGTATCTTCGTTTAGGCTCAGTAAACTGACGAATTTATCTCCTACAACAACTCGTAAGATATATAGCGATAAGGATTACATCCCGTCACCTGATGTGCTTGAACGGATTTGTATAGGCTTAGAGATTCAACCTGGCGATATTTTAGAGATTACCCCTAAACTGGATTTAGATGTAGTTGTGTGCTCCGGTGTTTTCTCCTCAGGATTATGAGTTAGCGGCTCGCATCACTGGTCTGCCTTGCCCGACTACTCCGGCTGAGCGTGCTGCGGCAGCACCGATGACCGCCGTTATCCTGCGTAATTTTTATAAGGCTGCTCCCCCTATGCCGGGGCGTGAAGGCGAAGGTTTAAATACAAGCCCTACTCGTTCTTTAAATCGTTACCCCGGTACTACTCAGCCGGAGGCCCACGTTCAGCTCGGTCGTCGGCTTCAAGCTGGTGTGGTGAATGAATCAGATGAAGCAGAAGTCGAAGAACTGATCATGCTCATTCTCAATAACCCCATGGTTATGGAGATGTTCATGCAGTTCCTTCAAAATCTCGATGAGCAGTCGATGGAGTCTGGTGAATTCTTGAGCCAACAACGTCCTCTTGAATATGATCTGCCTAATTTTGGCGGGCAGTATTCTGTGCTGAATGCTCCGAGTAGTTCTTCGATTCCGGCATCTGTCCGTTACCAAGAACTGGGCTAAGCCATGACCTTTAGGGAACAACAGCTGCGGGAAAAGGATGTTCGGCGCACAGCTCCTGAGCTGGATCCGGTATCTTTTCTATCGTTGTATTTAAATTCGACATTCCCTCAAACTGCTGCATTACCTTCAGCTGAACAAAAAGCTCTAGGTATTATGCCGCAGGTTGAAACAGAAGGTGTAAACTATAAAAAGAAGCCTCCGTCTGGCACTTCTTTCGATAATCCGGCGAGTTACTGATGGCTAACCCTTTTGGTTTATTTAGGCGGGGTGCCTCTCGACGAGCTGCTCAAGAAGCCGCTGAGAATTTAAGTCGCGCTGGTGTTACTTCTGTTGAAGATTTAAGCGGTATTGTTAAGAAATTAGTTGAGGCGGGTACGCGTCCTGCCGATGTCCCTTCGCTGCTGCCCCTTATTTTGGGTGGCGCTGGCTTAGTTGGCGTTGGTTTAGCCGCACCCGCTGCAGCAAGCACAGGTGGATTAGGGAACGTAGCGCTTCGAGCTTTAACAGGCTTGGGTACGGAAATCGGCGCCGAAGCGATTGCTAACCGTTTATTTGGTCAGCAATACGCACCTGCTTCTCCTGATCCCACAGGGCGTGGTTTCTTAACTACCACTGCTGAGCAATTAGCGTACGAACAATACGCCGCTAATGAAAATTTCCGACGCGGTTTATTAAATCTTCTGCCTGGTGCAGATTTAGCGCGTATTGATCCTCAGCAAGCTTTAGATCAAGCATCCGGGCGTAGGTCGCGGGAGCTTGGTGAATCCACCGCTCGTAAAATTCAAGAGATTCAAGCCGCCGGCGGGATTCAACTGGGTGTTCAACAGTTAATTAAGGAAGCTCAGATTGAAAGTCAGCGGCTTGCTAGTCAGGCTCAAGTCGCAGCTGAGCGTGAGAAGTCTCTGGGTGATATCCAACGTCAGCGAGTAGAATCTAGTTATCAAACAGCATCCGATCTGCTTAATCAAGCGATCAAAGATGTTGTGGCTCGGGAGCGTTATGAAAATAATACTTCCTTAGCTGAGCTGGCGAAAGCCATTTAAGGAGGCTGTATGGCAAACGACCCCACTACTAATTTTGCTAGCTGGGTTGCTCAGTCAGCCCCTTATTTAGGGCTGATCCCTGGTGGATCCTTTGTCGCACCTCTTGCGGCTATTTACGGAGCTGTAAGCGGTGGCGTTAGACCGCAAGCTGCCCGAGCTGTTGAGGATAAAGATCAAACTGGCATTCAAATTGGCGCAGAAAAAGACTACGGCCCGAATATTGGCACCAAGGTTTATACCGGTCCCCGATACGGGTATCAAACGATTGATACTGCTCAGACCATGAATCCTGAGCAAGCTGCTGTTGATCCCACGGGGCAAGCTGAGTTTCGTCGGGTTCAACAGGTTTTAAAAGAGCGTTTTGCTCCTCCCGCTAAACCTGAAACCAAACGCCCCGTGGACGCTGACAAACGTACAGTAGAAACTTCTACTAGCACAGGTATCCAGGGTCAAGGCGGCGCTAAACAGACAACAGATCCTCAGACTGATAAATATCAGGATTTCATCGAGCGGTTAATTACAGACCCCAAACTTCGCGCTGAGTTTGCCGAACAGGATCTGCAAAACTATGTGCGTCGTGCGCTAATTACTGAGGCGCTGGGTGCTCGTTCCCGCCGTGAACTCACCAAGCGTGAGGTTGAATTAAAGAATATCGATGCTTGGCGTGCCTTAGAAGAGACCCGCTTGCGGACTAATGCTCAGCAAGCTATCGCGTTTGGGTCTACGGTAGCGGCTTCTATGGTTCCTAATCAAGGTTTGGGTAGCGTATTGAACGCAGCCTACGCCAACGCTATGGCTCCTTTTGAAAACTTTACCCTAAAGTAAGATCATGGTCTTACCTATTGCTGCCGCTGCCGCTGCTGGGTCAAAAACCTTAGGCTTATTAGCCGGTGGCGGCATGGCTTTATCTGGTTTAGGTTCTCTTGTCGGAGCTGCTCGCGGTGGTGGTGGTGGAAGCCAAGCTCCGATGTACGATTATGCGAGTTTATACCAATCACAATTATTACCAGGCAATACTCTTCTAACTGCTGCTGCTGTTGAGCTAGCGCAGTTAATGGCGCCTTATGTGGGTACCGAAGCCGCTCAGACCCGAGTTCTTGGACAGGCTGCTTACGATCAGTTTGATGTTGCCAAGCAGAAAGAACAAACTCTGTCTGGTCTCCAAGCTGGCATTGCTTCGCAATTAGCTAGTAGCGCGATCAGCCTTGGTGACCTGACTAAAAAAGGTCAGATCGCCACGGAGATGCTGGGTCCTGAGACTGCATCGGCTCTTACCCGTCAATATGCTCAGGGTGTTCAAGAGCTTGCTACCGAAGGTTTGAAAGGTCAAACCACGCTGTTGACACCTGCGGCTACAGCACTCGCTACGATTGCCACTGAGGCTCAGCGGGCATCGAATAAATTGGCTGGTGATATTGCCAGCACTAATTTAGATATTCGTCGCCAGCAAGAGCAGACTCGTAATCAACTGGCTCTTCAGCGTGGAAATATCGAGGGGCAGTTGGCACTGAAGCGTTTTGGTGCTGGAATGGCTCTTGCCGGCCAACGTGCTTTTGCATGATTAAAGCTTCTATAGGCGATTCCACAACCGTAGGTAACTGGCTCAATAATTTAGATAAATCCCAAAAAGACGCGTTTATTTTCTACGCAAAAAACGCAACGAGTGACGTAGAAGCTTATCTTTACGCACGGTTTTTGCGTCCTTCCTTTGAGGGCAGCATCTCCGACCTCACCGCGTGGATACAGGAAAAATACCCCAAAGAAGATTTACGTAAAGTACTTTTGATCGAGATCGACAGCATCCGACAGGATCTCGATAATGTTCGGAATATGACTGTTACCGGGATGTTAGATCATGCAACTGCAGCAACAAAAATTTCTGCGCTACAAAAAGAACTGCGTTCGCATATTCAGGCTGTTCGGTCTATTTCAGACGGGGTTGATCGGCGCGGGCTTTTGCTCGCTGGTGCGGATCGTTGTCTTAGGGAACTGATGCAAACTTTTGACGGTCAGCCTGCGATTCAGTCCCTGTTAGACGACTCAGCGTTACTTGTGTGGTCGACGATTGAGCGCGAAGAGAAGTCTTAATCGACTGGCTCTAGAAGTTTGGTGATTGATTCCACGGGGCAACGCATAATGCCGATGTAGGCATCGTTGACTCCGAGGGACATCACCAGCTCAGTGCTATCAATGTAAGCACCAAAAGGCAGAATTACGGCTGGTTGATTCGACACGGGTGTGCCTGCGTAATCTGTCCAATAAATCAATTCGTCTTTAAGAGATCCTGAGAACAAGGATCGTTTAATGGTGTGGGTAATTTTCTTGAAGTCTTTATCAACCAAGTACGCGCTTAAGTGATAAAGCAGATACGGTTGTCCGCTTTCGTTATAGGTCATGTGCTTCCAGTGATAAAACACCAGATGCCCGTAACCCAAGCTGATTGGAGGAAGCGAATTAAAGGTTGCGCAACCTTGAGTTACTTGATCTAGAACCGAAGAGTCGATCTCGACTTTAGGGCTCTTTTCACATTCGATTACTAACGGACGCGTCGAGTACAAACACTTCAGCTCATCCTTATGGGTGAAGAAGCACCAATTTTTTTCAGTTTTATCTTTTTGATGATTGCCTCCGATCGGAGGGATTGCAGCACGGATTGCTTCGCCAAGCTCATTGATGTAGCAGACGACGACTTTGGGGTTATCGCAAAAGTTTTTGCCTCCTTTGTTGTACTGGCTGGCGTAGGTCGAAGCGACGAACTGAACGTACATCTCCTGATCCGGACCCAGGAACAGGCGTGGATCTTCGTAACTGAGACGATGTTTTTTAGACCGCAAATTTGTTGCGCCAACAATCGTTTGATCGTCGTGGAGCAAACCTAGATAAATCTCTGTTGGTTTGTTGTTGAGGTAGAAATAGTTGTTGTCACAGCGGAAACCAAAAGCTTCGGGCTGGGAGCGCCACGCAATAAAGGTTTTGTTGTCCTTCCGCAAAAGCGACGGGCTGAAGTTAGCCACCGACCCTTGAGGAAGACCGTAAGTGATGCGCGTAAATTTGCCCCCTAGGTTTCCGGCTTGTGTATATACATCGGGTATACCCTCGTGCGTCCTTTTGATCGGGTGAAGGACGTGACTGTGAGCGTGGTAGTAGCGAGTAGTTGAATGCATGATCAGGCCAGCAGGTCAGCAACAGCTTGAGAGAAACCAGCGGAGACGTGTTCCCAGCGGTATTCGGAACGCTGAGTCACAACAAAACAGGCTTCAGCCACTTCGTCATAGGTGTCTTTAACGTAATACAGTTCATTGAGTTTTTGGACTGCATCGTTGACATCGATCAAGCCGCGCTCGACACCCAGATCTTTATCGATGATCCACGTGGCGACATCAATCAACTGTGCAGCTTCGTGCCAGATATCCGCGCAAGCTGTGTGATTGGGCACTACTTGCGGTTTACGGCAGCTTGCGTGTTCGAAGGACACCAGACCCCAACCCTCGCCATCGGCTGTGTTCAGGCCCACGTCGCAGCAGTTGTAGATCTGATTCAGCATCTCGTCCGGCGGAGCATCCATATAGTTGATGTTTTGCGAGGTCAGCACCAACCGATTAGTTGGGTCGAGATCGAGCTTCTCCATCTCGGTCCGGAATAACGGGATCACATCCCAGCCCATATCCTTTGCCCCCATGTGGAGGTACAACATGGTATCGGGTTTATCCACAGCGAACTGAGCAAACGTCTTGATTGTGAGGTCAATCCGTTTACGGGGTTGGTTGCGGTTGGCGTTGAGGATAATAAATTTGTCTTTCGGTATGCCCAGTGCATCGCGGGCTTCGTCACGAGAACCGGGTTTGAACTTGCCAATATCCACGCCGTGAGGAAGAACTCCTAAGCGCGACGGGTTGATTTTGTGACGCAGGATCCTGTGGGCACACTCGACTGTAAAAGTGATCGCCATATCCCATTCGGAGATATGTCGCAGCATGTCGGGTAGGTAGGATTCGCTGTCGATCGGGAAGTAACAAATAAATTTAAAACCTAGTTTTTGTTTGAGGAACTGGCAGCGCTCCCAGACCTGATTGCAGATCCAGATGTCCTGGAGGCAGATGAAAACGTCAGGTTTTACCTTTTCTAAAATCTCTGTAATTCGCGGTATGCCGAAGCGGTCGCCACAATGAACGTTGGAAGCTGGATACGCGGTAAACGGGTAGTTGTGAGGATCTCCCCCATAGTTCAAGGCCAGCACGTGGATTTCATGCTCTTTACTCAAGTGATCTAATACACTATGTGTAACTCTAGCGAAACCAGTATTACAGCAAGCATCACCGTACCAAAGAATTTTGGCCATTCCTGAAGTAACGTTCAGATACGAGTAATATAGCGATAGTGTCAACTTAGTGATATGCCTAGCCGTGAAACTTTCGCCTATCGACGTGCAGCACAATTAAAAGCACTTCGTGCGACTGAAGACACCAGTGCGGGCGTCGAGACTATATATAGGAAAGCAGCAGATAATTTCCATACGTTCTGTACGCTTTTAGATAAACCTCCGGCGAAGCACATGCTGGAGTGGCATAGGCACTTGATAACTGGTGAGTCCAATAAGTATTTACTTGATATTGCCGGGCCAAATTTGGATATTTTGGCGCCACGGGGGTCGGCCAAAAGCACCTGCTTGAACATGTTCACCGCGTGGATTATCGGCAAGCACACAACAGCAAAATTGCCCCTTCAGATTATTTACGTTTCATACAACATCGCGACCGCCATCCCTAAGAGTCGAATTATCCGTCAAATCATCGACTCTTCTGAGTTTCGCAAAACCTTTCCCCGTGTTCAACTGAAATCAGGGATGCAATCAGATATCGGTTGGTCGATCGATTTTGATTACGCGGGTATTCCCCGTCTTGGTGATGAAGAATTTACATTGCGTGCTGCTGGTCTTCGAGGTTCGATCACATCGAAACGTGCCCACCTCGTAATTGTGGATGACCCTATTAAGTCGAGTGCGGATATTAAAAATCCCGCGATTCGAGACGAGATGAACAACAACTGGTCGTCCGTTATCGCGCCGATTGTGTTTGAAGGCGGGCGGTCTATTTGCTTAGGTACGCGATTCCACCCACTGGATATCCACAAGACTATGTTTGTGCCCGATAAAGGCTGGAAGCAGGTTACACAGGAGGCAATTACATATGACAACGTTGGCGAGCCAGTTAGTTATTGGCCTGAGCAGTGGTCTGCGGAATACCTTTTAAAGCAAAAAGAACTTGACCCGGTTGCTTTTGCTTTCCAGTATCAACAACAGCCGGTAATGACTTCGGATCTGGTGGTTTCACCTGATCTTTTAATTAAAGGTGAAGTTGTTACTGAGTTTGATTCTCTTGCTGTTGGTATCGACCTTTCGGCGAGTAAGAACGAAACAAGTGACTACACAGCTTTTGTTTTAGGTGGACGTTTACAGGACAAGTACTACATCATCGATGCGCATCAGTGCCGATCAATCGGAAACCTGGAGAAAATAGATCTGCTCTGCGACATGCTTCTGGAGTGGGGCATCCTGACTGAACACGACGGCCAGTTCATGCCGACTTATTCCACGGTGACATTGGTTGTTGAATCCGTGGCTTACCAGGCGTCTCTTGCTGCTGATTTGAGACGTGTTCTTATAAATGAGCGTGAGCTAGGCAATCTTCATATTCATGAAGTTAAAGGTTTTAGAGGAGACAAGATCGCCCGCTTCCGAGGAACTTTAGGTTTGCTAGAAAACAAGAAAATCTTGTTCAATAAATACCGCAAGTTCGACGCTTTGTTTGATCAGCTGATCAACGTCGGTGCGACGGCTCATGACGACTTGCTTGACGCGTACACTTGGTTAATCCAGTATTTACAGCGTCGGGGCAACTTCAACATCGAGTACTAAAATGACAAAAAAAATTTGGGTTGCCATCACGGCGCACAATCCCCTCGTAAGGCTTAATCCTCTGATCAATGTTTTAAATGAATATGAAAAATATCCTCATGATATAACAGTAAACATTTACGTTAACTACGAAGCGCAAGATGATGTTATAACTTTAGAGAGTGCGTTAGAGCAATTTAAAAATATTAAAATTGAGGTCAAGGTTGCTGGCCCAGAATACGACGGTTGGTATCTAACTTGGGCGCATAAAACCGATCTGGCTCTCGCGATCCTTAACCGCGTGGCTGATTACTACATCTATCAAGAAAATGATGTCTTGATTCGTAAGGACAATTTTGACTATTACCGCAAGTGGAAACCCGTCTTAGAGCGATATAACCTTGAGCCTGGTTTTGCTCTGTTTGAGAGTTTTGAGAATAAACGTATTCCTGTAGGAAATTACGAACGCTGGAGCTTAGTTAAAGAAACTCCTAATGTCTGGCACAATATTGGGTTTACTGTTCCCAAACTTCTTGTCGTCGACCACGAGGTGGACTTTTTTATCCAGCTTGGGAGTCCATACTACTGCGGGATGATCCTAACTCAGCATGATGGTGAGCTTTATATACGCAGCGATAGTTACGATCCACAAAAGAGTTACCTCAAAACCGGTATTCGGAATTGGCCTATCGCTGACCGTAGTTCGATGGGTTTGGCTTTTGAATATCTGCCGGTAGGTTTTGAACACCGTCGTTGTGTACCAGTTGCTAAAAAAGAAAACCGGTATGAGATTTTAGAGTTTGGGCTAGTGCGCCATGACGATGATAAATACTCAAAACAATTTAAAGAACGTGATGAGGACTTATTATGTTTAGAGGAGATGCTCATTTTGTAACCTACAGTGGTTCCGCGTGGGGCTAAATATGTTCACATTTGCTATTACTGCGCAGGAAAAAATGAACGCCAAACACTACACCGAAGCGACGCCTACCGATTACGACGATTTCTGGACCTCCACGGAGGGACTATCTGGTGGTTCAATCACGCCCAATGAAGATCCTGCCGTAAAACCAAATTATTACAAGCGCGAAGGTCTTGAATGTTATGACGTACAAAAAGCTTCTATGGGCTTGGTAAAATACCAAGGCTATCTGGAAGGTTGTGTGCAAAAATATTTATGGCGTTGGGAACAAAAAAATGGAAAACAAGATCTAGAGAAAGCGCTTGAGTATTTGGTTAAACTAATAGAAACACTCGGTTGACATGGACGTTAGAGCGTTTGGCAGCACCTACGGACAGACGGCAAGTTTGCCTTATGCCAGTGGTTTTAGGGTTAATGCGGGCACAAGCGTAAATTTTGCTGCGTGTCGCGGGGTTTACGTTGAAACGGCTAACAAAAACGCGGATAAAACCCTTGTGGTCGTTTTAGCGGATTCAAAAAACCCGATTACTTTTTCTCATATTCGGACTGATGTTCTACTGCCTATTTCTATAACTCAAATCAGCGGTACTTCAACTGTCGATCATTGCTACGTACTGTACTGAACCATGGCTGAAATCGCTAAAAAAAGAGATCCTGCTAAGTGGGCCCGCGCTAAAGCCAAAGCCCGCGCCAAGCTCGGTGGGCACAGCGCACGAGCCATGCAGCTTGCGACGAAGTACTATAAAGAAATGGGTGGCACATACGAAGGCAAAAAGTCTTCTAAAAACCGTCTGTCACGCTGGTCTAAGGAAGATTGGCAAACTCGTGAAGAGTACGAGAAAAAGAACTAATGGAAAGCAACGCTCCCACGAGATCTAAAATATTTCTTGAAAAAGAAATAACCACGCAATCAACTGGTTGTCCCTCAGCGACTCAAGATGTAGAGGAAAATACTAAAAACCGTAATTGGACTATTGATAAGTTCGCTTATGGTCCTTTAAATCCGGACTACCCTGATCCCGGTTTTTGGGAACGTAAAGCCGATCTTTGGAATACAGATGTAAGACACGCACAGAGCGCTTTATGCGGTAACTGCGCCGCTTTTGATCAATCACCGCGTGTTTTAGAGTGTATTATTAAAGGTATTAATGAAACTCGTGTAGCTGACCCTAATGAAGTACAGGAATTAGCAAATCTGGGATACTGTCAATTATTTAAATTTAAATGTGCCGCAAAACGCAGCTGCGATGCTTGGTTATACGGCGGTCCTATTCAATAATTGTCGATTGAGCTTCCAGCGAAGTACTATAAGAAAGTAAAAGGTTTTTGAGAAATTACCAAAATTACTCATGGGCGCTGAGTCTCTTACTGGTTTAATTAATTACTTAGCGGGAGGTTCGAACTTCCGCGAGCAGGCTTTATACGACTCTTCAGATTTCAGGTCTGAGTTAAAAGGGTCTTCGGAAGCCGAGCAATATTTAAACCTCGCTAAGAAGGATTTATTAAATCTTGCGATTGCCCTCCGGGATTCGATGAAGAAATCGCCTGTCACTAAATTTGGCTGATTTAGCTCGCGAAAAAGGACGCACCGAGCGTTATTTGCCTCGTGCTGCTTGGGCTGCTCTCAGTCCTGAAGAACGTCGCGCTACTGATGAGCGCAAAAAAGAAGCCACGCGTGGTGACAAACCTGTTAACACGCAAGTGCCCAACACCGAAAAAGCTCGTGAAGCTCGGCGTAAAGCTTCCGAGTATATTAAACGTAAAAGCTCGTGATGAATTCCTCTTCTCCTTTTAGCCGCGCTAGTGAGTTTTTTGGCGCAGCGTATAACGATATGGAGCGTGCTTCCCGAGCACAAGAGCGTATTCAAGGCGGCGGCATGGACGACGTGCAATACGATGCAAACTATGATGCCGAGTATATGCGCGGTGCGGTCCCGCCGCAATCGGGCCCGTACGGTCAAGATCAAGGACCCGATATGGATGTAGAGGATATAAAACGCGAGATGCTTGATAAAGCTCGGGCTAAACAGCGCCCTTCCGACGGTTCATTAATTCTTCAAGCTGGCGGCGGCACCAACCCAGCAATTAAGAGTTAGCATACTGACAGCTTCAAGCTCTCAGATGCTATTTGATTGTTTTCTGTACTTTGACGAAAAAGAACTTTTAGAGCTTCGGTATCACATTCTTAAAGATGTTGTCGACGGGTTCATCATTACCGATGGCAACAGAACTTTCCGTGGCGACCCTAAGCCTTTTACGTGTGTAGATACGATCCGCGAGCTTGGACTTCCTGAAGACAATATTCAAGTTTTACACGTTGAGCTTCCCACGCCTGAAGAATGCTCGATTCCCTGGTCTCGCGAATACGCCCAGCGAGATGCTCTGGGGGTTGGAATGCGTATGTGCCCCCCGGATTCCGTTTTCTTTTTTAGTGATGTTGACGAAATTCCTAAACCTGATCGTTTATTAGAGGCTGTCGAGATCGCTAAGGCTGATGCAGCTCGGTGCGTCCGTCTCTCGAT